CAAACGAGATCACATGACCGGGAACACTCGGATAAAAATCACTTGCCTCCGCGTCCTGCACTACCCGCCGCAGCGCCCGCACCATCAGTTGCCGGTTGGTCAGGCCCCAGATGTTTCTACCCGGCATTGCGCGGCCTCTCCCGCGCAGCCATGCCGGCCTCGGCGATCATCAGTCGAAGCTCACCCTTGAACTGCTCCAGGCCGCACAGCAGGGCATACGCCGCTTCCCGGGCCTCTTGCTCCCCGACCGCGGTCTGTCGCCAGGTGGCCACCAGCTTTTCTTCCACTCGCCGCAACGCCAGATGCAATACCGGGTCGGCCAAAAGCTGCTTCGCCGCCTCACCCAACTCGGTCTTGCTCTCGGGCGGCGGGACGATGGCTTTCCAAAGATCGAGCAGGTTCATCACGAGGTGGCGGACCCGTTAGATGCCGGCGGCTGTTTTGGCTGCTGGTCGTAGGCGCCGGCAGCGTATTTCATCTCGATCTCTTTTTGCCTGACCTCACCCTCGATCTTTACCCTGGCCATACCGACCGCCAGATCGTGCTGTGCCTTGGTCCGCTCCATCTCCATCTCGTGGTTGGCCTTCAGCAGCGCGAGCTGTGTCTCGTGCTGCAAGCGCTGCTGTTGGATGGCCGCTTCGGCGTTAGCCTTCTCGCCGAGGAGATGTTCCGCAGCCTTCGCCTTGATCATCATCGCCTGCATCTGCGCCTGGGCCTTTTGCTGCTCGACCTGCACTTTGGCCTGGATCTGCATGGTGGCAGGGTCAGGCTGACTTGGCGGTGGCGGCGGGGTCCCCGGCGGCGGGCCTTGTGACGGATCAGCAAAGAATGAACTCTTAAAGCCGGCGTTTTCCTGGAGTGCCTGGAGCGCATCAAAGACGTTCTGCGGGTAGACCAGCGGCCCCGTGACGCCCTGCTGTTGCTGTACGATGGTGCCCTGAAGTTGGATGATCTGCATCAGATGCGCCAGCATCTGGTCGCGGTTGCCGGTGCCCAAGCCGACGCTGACCGTCACCGGCATGTCTTCGCGCCACTGCTTCGGGTCGACTTTTAACCATCCGCCGGTCACCCGGATAATCTTTTCCTTTTGCTGGTGCCGCGTCACCAAGCGCAATATACCGCGCATCAACTCCTCGACCCCTTGGGCGAAGATGCGGGCAAATAATTCCACGCGCTGCGCCGCCGCCTGCTGAAGTAGAGATACTCCCGTTGCTGTTTTATTCAAATCGTCAGGATTGATTCCCTGATTATGACGAGCAACGCCAGTCCTTACTTCTTGGGTTTGGTCGAGATACTCTACTAGAGGGAAAGTCTTATCGGCGGTAAAAGGTATCATCATTGGCTGGACGCCGCCAAGTCTGCGAGTCCTAACAATGCCACCCGGCCTTAATGTCAAAAGATCGTCATAAGTGTTTTCGTTTACTGCGTCGTCTGCTACCTCTATTCGAGGCCAGTTGCTGAGAAAGGCGTTGTCAATCATCTGTCTTATCAACGTACTTTTGATAAGCTGAAGATCCATTGTCAGATCGGCGAGGCTCTGGCCAACCAAGGTGTGCGGCGACGGGATCGGGCAGATACTGACAAACCCCGGCTCGTCGCAGCACTCGACCGCCGGCTTACCGTCGCGGGTCAAGATAACCAGGCCCTTGCCGGCGGTGACGACGCGGTAGAGTTCGGTCGTCTTGCCGTCCTCGGACAGGCTGAATTTGCAATAACTCTCCTCGACCCAGATCTCCCGGCCGCTGTCGCGCCGCTGGTAGGACGGGAAATCAGTGTCGCCGCGGTGCCGCTCGACCCGCTCGGCGTTAAAATCGGTGGTGTCGTCATAGGGGATCAAATCGAGGCACTCGGCGTCATAGCCCTGCTCGATCAGGTCACTGTAGGTCCAGCGGCGGCGATGGCTGATAAAAGGAATGTCGCCGCGTTTGGCGCGGCGGGAGAACAGCATTTCCTCCGGTGGTATATTGCAAACTCGGACAACGCCAAATTCACGGGTGATCCGCAAGGTGCAGTCATAAAGCTCGATTGGAGGCGGCGGTAATGGCGGCAACATCCTCGATAGACCAGCAAGCATCATCCCCCAACCTCCAGGCATCGGCGGCGGTGGCCCGCCTGCAAACGGCAATGGAGATCCTGTTGGTCGCGATCCCTGACCATTTATACCACCCGGAGGCACTGGCGGCCCGGGAGGCGGCGCGGGAGGCATTGTGGACGCTCCTGGCAACCCAGAAACACCCGGGGGGCCAGGAGGCGGTATTGGCGGCGCTGGCGAGGTTCCCGCCGGCATTGGCATTGGCCCTGGAGGCATCGGCGGCGGCGGCATTGGCGGCGGCGGCGGCGGCACAAAAGGCCGATCCAGATTAAATTCGTCGTCGTCCTGGGTGTATTTGGTCAATTTGACGACTTCAACATCGTCGTCCTGGCCCAGCAGGCCGTCATACTCCTCTTTGGTTAGCCCGGTGTAGCTCTTGGTTTCGGTGGTCTTTTGCGTATCATAATAATACTTGATCCAACCCAAACGCTCTAGTAATGCATCCTTAAACCAATCGTGAAGTATCATAAAGCCGTCATTGTCACGGTAAAAAATGTGATTGAGGTACAAAGTTGCTTCTTTAGCTTTGTCCTCCAATCCTGGCCGCGGCGGTTCAATCACACAGATCTGCGAGTTCTGGCTAAAGATACGAATTAAAGCCGGGAGCACCCACTCGACCGCCTCCAAGACGGTTCGCATCACCACTTGGGAACGATCGGGGACTTCGTTGCCAAACAATTCGCCATTGTAGTATTTTAAGGCTTCCAGGCGATCGGTGGCGAGGGTGCCGCCTTCCTGGCCGAGAGCGCTTTCAAGCTCTTGGCGGATGATCCCCTTGACCCGCTCCTCATCGAGTTCATCGAGGTCGAGGCCCTGAATGATCTCCTGCGGCTCCTCTTTGTCGTAGATTTCACGGCGGTTCAGGATGTCGCCGGTAAAGGCACTGCCCCGCAGGGCGTAATCGCTCATTTCTTGCGCTTGCCCTTTAGAATGCCGGTCTTGGCGTCGGCCTTGTTGAAATCCTTTGCCACCGCGACCGGGATACCGACATTCTTGGCAAATTTCGGGTTATGCGCCGCCGCCGCCATGGTCTTCGCCTGCCGCTTACTGGAGCTTGGCAATTTCAATACTCCTGCTGTCCATTACTGCTGTCCAGCAAACCGCCGGCCGCCAAAGGCGGGACAATGCCGTATTTGCGCAGGATCTGGATCAAGCTGTCGTCGCCGACCGCCAAATTGTGTGTGCCTTCACCGGCACAGCGCGAGCCCGCATCGAGATAGCGGATGCCCGGGATGCCAACCTCCTTGAGGGGCCTTATGACCCCGGCGGGCGTCCCGGGCGCCGCGGCGTCAGCGCGGCCCGCTCGGCCCGCTCTTCGGTATGGTCCGCCGGCTCGCCGTACAGCTCCGGCATCAGGTCGCGGCCCTCCCGCATCTCCTTAACCTGCTCCTCCAGGCGGGTCACCCGCTCCAACAACTCGGCAAAGGCCACATTGTCACTCTGTGCCATCCTCAAGGTCTCCAATGCGCCATCTGACTGGCGATCAAGGCATTCGCCTCGGAGGGCGACAGGGCATACCCGCTCCAGGCGATAAACTCGACAAAACGGCAAGTCGCCGTGTTCGACCCCGCCAATGTCATCCCGCCCGCGGTAACATTGGCCGTCACCGTTCCGGTGGTGACCGCGCCATTATCCGAAAGATAACTGCTGGCGTCATTTATCACCCCGACCATGCTATGCCAGTTGTTGTCGCCGGTCGGGACAACGATGCCGCCAGCCGCGCCGTTAAGACTGTGACCGAGCGGGTTAACATCGATGATGCGGCTACCGACGCTGCTGTTGGTACTGACCACGCAACTACCAGCCCCCAGCAGGCGGGCGCTGATCCGGTTTAACGAAACCGGCGACGATACCGCCCAATTGCCGGATGTCAGGGTTTGCGACACCTGCGTCATCTCCAGGCAAGGTCTGCCGCCATCGCCGCAACCAAACACCAGTTGCGGTTGGCTGGTGGCGGTGTTGGCGGTCTGGATGATGTCCCGCAGATTGCCGCTCTGGTCGTACCAGATGGCAAGATAGCAAGTGGTGGCGGCGCAAAAGGCGGAGGCAAAGGCGGCATCGAAATCGCTGTCGACCCCGACCCCGGCAAAATTTATGTCCTGTTGCGCATTGTCGCTGGTGCGGCGGATGCGGGCACTGGGGCCGGTGTAAGCCGCCTTGACCTTGCGAAAGCTGTAGAGGCCCGCCAATGCCGGGTTGTCGATGGAGGAACCGTGGTCGGGCGACCGCAGGCGTTCGCCGCCCGGCATGACATTGGGCCCCGCGTGCATCTTGGCGGCGGCCGTCGCCGACAGCGCCAACAGGGCGCCAAGAGCAAAGGTGGCTAGCCTCATATCCCGCTGCCTGGAGTGATGTACAACGTGGCAGTGCCACTGGAGATGGCGGCGATATATTGCTGGGCACAGGTGACAACCTCGACGGTGCCCGGCGCCACCGGCATGCTGGTGGTCAGACCCGCAACCGACGCGACATCGCCGCAGACGACAAACACTATGGCAGTGCCACTATTAAACAGCCGCATCGCCTTGTTGTTGTTGCTGGTCTGGACCTGCACCCGGGCGGTGGTGCCAGTCACCGCCAGAGAGACCGTGTTACCGCCCGGAGCAAAGGCTTGGCCCCAGGCGGCAGCAAATGGCAGCAGCACCGCGGCTGCTGCCAGCAATGCTGCTGCCTTCATGGTGTTGCTCTTTACGTCTTGGGCTGCGCGGTAGGCGGCAGGCCCTGGTCAGGCCTCCCCGGCGGGCGATTGCCACCCGGCAACCCTTGATCAGGCCGGTCGCCGCCCGGCGGGCGCGGCTGCGGCCCCGGCAGACCCTGCGCCGGCCATTCCGCCTTGGGGTCGAGAGCGACGTAAAACCAACCGGCGCCCCGGATAAACACGACAGCGATCACCACCTCTTCCTCGGTCGGCGGCAGCGGCGGCCAGATCGCCCCGGGTGGCGGTGGCTCGATAGGATGCTCCGGGCTGCCCGGCGGGACCGGGTATATCGGCAGGCTGGGATAGACCGGCGGCGGCGCTATCGGGAGGCTGACGATCGGCGGCAAACTGTTGTCAGGATAGCCCGGCGGCATCGGCACCGGCTGGATCGGCTGCGAGGCGAACGGAGGGAGGCCTTGCGACGGGTACTCACCGCCCGGCAAGGTGTTGTCGGGTTGACCGGGGCTGCCCGGCAGGCCTTGATCAGGCCGCAAGCCGGCATCGACACCATAGCCCGGGTCCACCGGTCCTGCGGTGTGCCGGACACGGATCGGAGTAGCACTCACTGCAATGTAAGGCATTAAGCTTTCTTCCCTTTTTCAAAAGAAAGGGCGGCCGGGTGGCCGCCCTCGTGCCCCTTGAGGCGGGCGCAGTCAAGCATCACTGGCGTCCTGGCGCTGGTGGTAGGGCCACCCAATGCCCGGGCCAGTCTTCGTGGTACGCTACACCGTCGGCCGTTTGCCAGCGCGCTAGTTTGGTGCCGTCTTCGTCCCAGAAGGCCACGACCATCGAGTCACCGCCCGCATGGCACAACAATATGTCATTGCCGTCCTTCGGCGCCGTCTCGATAGGTTGCCATTCGTTAGTGGTCGTCATACCAATCACCGCAACACTCCATCTTGTCGTGAAGTCGTCGGAAATCTGGCTGCTGTCAGCCCGGCTCGCAGATCAGGATTAGCTGGGCGACACCCTGCGCGTCCGGTTCTAGCTGAAACGTCATCTCCAACGGCTGACGAGGCTGCAACGGTTGCCCGGTGCCCATGTTGGAGCGCAACAGGACGGGGATCGGCAGAGCGTTGGTATAGGTCAGTTTGACGATCACGGCACCACCTCCTCTATCAGCTTGCGCACCAAATCACATGGTTCGATCACGCTAACGAACTTGCCGTCGGAGAGACCGACAACACAGTGCACGTCTTTGGTCAGCAATTTGTTCGGCTGGCCAATCGACGACATGGTGGCGTGCAGGGCGGTGACATGCGCCGGATTGACCGCAACCTCGCCACCACCGACCCGGTGCAGCAGCACCATATGCAACGCCAGGGCGAGGGCCTTCATTCACCCTACTTTCGCTGCTCCATACACCGGTCCAGCATCTTGCTGACGATCTCGGTGCGCTTTTCCATCTGATTAGACAGGAACCACAGCGTCCCGCCGAGAAACGCCGCATTCAGAACGCACAGCATCAAAAAGGCCGGCGGTAGCGCGCTGATCAGGCTGTGGCTGATGTCAGCAACAGCCCCCGCGGCTCCGCCGCGCGGTTGCTCACTCACACGAGACCCAACTGACGGTATTTCAGCTTCTGCGGCCGACCCTGCGGGGTCTCATACGCCACCGCCATCAAGCCGAACGCATCCGCGCTGTGCGACGCCCAATCGTGGTCCGGGCCGAGGCCGACGTCACGGATGTCCTCGCTTCTCTTCTCGTGATACCAACCGAGAGCGTCGCGACCGGCCTCGGTGGTCTCGGCGTTAAACCAGATGCTCGGGAAGAGCCTTCTGGCCGCTTCGATCCGCATCCGGGCGGCGCCTCTTCCCTGGTTGGGGATCACATCGACCGGGAAACCGGCCTGTCGGATGGCGCTCTCAAAAGAAACGTCGTAAACCCGGTCGTGGCTGGCGCCATCGTGAGGCAGGTATATATGGGCCTTGCCCCAGCCTCGGTCGCGTAACCATTGAAGGTGTACCGCCAATGGTTCTCCGATAGCCTCGTAGTAGTCCAGCACGCGTACTTCCCGAGAGACAAACTGGGCGATCCAGCAGGAATAAGCATCGCTCTTGGCTCCGGTACCGCCAATATCGACAAACGCCTTGATCGGCAGCAGCGGGTCCCGGCTCACCTTACCGATCCGGCCCTCGCGCTGCGCCTCACTAAGAAGAGCGGCAAAATACGCGCCGACGTGCGCCGTCGCATAATCACCCTCCCAAATGTGCGGGTACTGCTCCGGTCTTTTGGCCTGGTCCTCGCGTCTTATCTGGTCCAGGGTATTGGGAAACCACGGGTTATCGCGCCAGTTTACCTGCACGATCTTGCTGTTCTCGGGCGGGTTCTCGCGGAACCGCTGGTTGGTCGGGCTAGCCCTGCGCTCCGGGTTCCACGTCACCCAGATCTCCGCATTCTCCTCGCGCACCGTCGGGATCGCCTTCTGCCAAGCCTGCTCGCTGACCGGCTCCGCCTCGTCTACCCACAGCAGACGTATGCGCGCGGTCGACTTGACGCTCTCGATGTTGCGGCGCAACCCAACAAAGGTAAAATCTATCCGGCCATCCTTGGTCCGGATGTATTTTTCGCCGATCTCATAGTTCTCGTTCAGCCACGGCTCGGTCTCGATCGCCTGCTTGACCTCCGCCATGCTGCTTTCATCCAGGGAGTTCTGAAACTCCCGGCCGCAGACGATCACCCCGCTCTCCCTGGCTTGAGCACATCGGAGCCCGTAAACCGCCGCCATCTTGGCGAAGGATCGACTCTTAGCGCTACCCCTCCCGCCGTAGGCACCGCGATACAGCGCCTCGCCGCTGAACACCCCCACCAATTTCCTGGGCAGCGCAATCTGTCCCGCCGGCATCAGTCCGCCGCCTCCAGTTGCGCAAACATACCGGCATCATCCTCGATGCGGCGCCACGCCATCGCGGCGTAGGCCGGGTTGAGTTCGATTAGGATGGCGTCGCGGCCGAGGCGGTCGGCCACCATGCCGGTGGTGCCGGCACCAGCGAACGGGTCGAGCACGGTGCCGCCGCGTGGGCAGCCGGCCAGGATGCACGGCTCGATCAATGCCGGCGGGAATGTGGCGAAATGCGCTTCGGCGAATGGCTCGCTGGCGACTGTCCAGACACTGCGCTTGTTGCGTGTTTCTCCCCAACTGACACCGCGCCCGAACCCGGCGGCCGTGCGCTGGTCTACAATTCCTCCCACCGCCAGGTCTGCTTTGCGTGGCCCAGCAGGGCGTGAACTAGTCGGCTCGACGCACTGTTCGGCAATCGTCGCCGCATCGAACCAGTACCGATCGCTCTTGCTCAGCAGGAACAGGTACTCATGCGCCTTGGTGCAGCGGTCGGTGACGCTCTCCGGCATCGGGTTGGGCTTCGACCAGATGATGTCCTGGCGCAGCCACCAGCCATCGGCGCGCAATGCGAAAGCCAGCATCCACGGAATGCCGATCAGGTCTTTTGGTTTGATGCGGGCGGCTTTCTGCGCGGCTATTACTTCGCTGCGCGTCCGAATGTCGGAATGCGGATTGCCAACCTGGATGCCGGCCAGCGTCTCAACTCGAGGCCTAGCGTTCTCGCCGCGGTTCACTGCCGCATAACTATCCCCGATAACCACCCAGAGCGTGCCGTCGCGCCGCAAGACGCGCCGCACCTCGCGAAACACCGCCACCAATGCAGCGACATAACAGTCGGGCGACGGCTCGAGGCCGATCTGCCGGTCGACGCGACGAGCGCCGCATAGACAACGCGCGGCATAGCCGAATTGGGAACCAGCGGAAAACTTGTCACCCGGTAAGGGCCCTCGACCATTATTCGTTGTCAGTGTGCTCTTGAGTGATGGCGAGTTTCCGATAGCTCGCCTGGCCGCAGCGTGGTCGCAGCCGACGTCGCCGCCATCCCATTGCGCCGTGCCATAATCCCGCAGCCCGTAATACGGCGGACTGGTCACGCAGCAATGCACGCTGTCAGCCGGCAGCAGCCGAAGCTGCTCCAGAGCATCGCCGGTGATAATGCGGATGCTCACTCTTTCCCGTCACCCAACTCAAAGCTCAGCCATTGATCCCGCGGACCGCCCATATCGATCACCCTTCCCGGCAGAGGCCGCGGCTGCAGGCGCACCGCGCGCTCCCAACCAGCCCAAAACTTTCGCCCCGCAATCGCCTTCAGTCTCGCCTCAACCTTCCGCACCCGAGGGGACGCCGCCTTGGCCCGGCGCTGCGTCTCCCGCTCTCTTTCCTCAGCAACACGCAGCGCTTCTACCCGCCGACGCTGCGCTTCCGCCCTCGCCGCTTCTCCCGTCGCCCATACCGCCGCCGCCACCGCCTCCCGGGTCGCCGCCTCATCCCACGCCAGCACCGCCCGGTGATAGTCTTCCGCCTCCGCCCGCGCTCGCTTCAGCCGCCGCCGGGCATCCTCCACCCGATACAATGCCCGCCACTCCTCGGCATAGTCCGCCACCGCGTGCAATTGCCACGGCCCCCACGGCCGGCATCGCTGCCACCGGACAAAACCCCTAACCAGATAATCCTTGGTCCACATACGGTGCTAGCGCATAGGTTGAGTGAAACTTTTTTTGGTGACAAAAAAAATAATCGCTCGGGTGCGTCGGGTGCGGGTGGACGTGGGTGCGGTCGGGGGCCACCGCAGCCGCGATGGGAACCCATTTTCCTGATGGGTGCCCCCCCGGGGGGGCTGGGGCTGAATACCAGGCGCGCCTGGCTGCCGATTGTCCGATGGCGAGACGCCCTTAACACGACACCTACCGCTATTGGGGCTGTAGGTTATATGAGCAAAACCGCAGTGTTTCTGCCATTTTCCCGAGCACGCATCAATCCGGGCTACCGTTGGGCTTCCGAATGCGCTGTTTTCGGGGCTTCGCCGGCGTCACGTCGACGATCGGCCGCGGATCAACCGGTACCAATTCAATACGCGTGATCAGCGGCCGATCGCTGTCGCCGACCAACTCCGCCGTCACTTTGTCACCAAACTGTTTAGGCAACATCTTAGAGAGCAGCCACTTACGATTCTCCGACATCAGCCGGGCGTGCTGAACCATAGCGTTGTCGGGTTTGCCGTCGAACAGTATTGAAGCGTCGCCGATCGCTATCACTTCATCGGCTAATCTCTCGTAACCCATTGACTTTGCACGCGCGTACCTCGGCCCAAAGCCTGGCGCGTAGTACCGACTATCTTCCCCTTCTGAAGCCCATCGCCTGACCGATTTCTCATCCGGCATGTGCGGGTCGCGACAGATCAGGTTAAGCGGCTCACCTGCCGCGAGCCTGTCGCAGATCTCCTCGGCCAGGTCCTCGTCATACACCTTGCCGCCACGTCCGCCGCGGCGCCCTCGCGCCGCCTGCGCCATCCCGTCAGAGGCCATTACAGGATAAGCCACGGGCTGGCCACCGCCGAATAAGGCTGCGCCGGCGGCGTCAGCGACAGAAACCAGATGAACATCGCGACGGTAAAACTCAGCCCTCTTCATCTGGCGTCAGGTACAAATCAGCTTCTTCTTGACGCCGCCGCACCAGACCAGCCAGGACCTTGCCACCGCCTTGGTTCCACATGCCGAACGCTTTGGCCGCCGCCGCGTGGTTGCCCTCTCGATGCATTCGCAGCACCGTCGACGGTCGACCTAGAGCACCAACCCCGATGTTGTAAGCAAGGCTCACCAACGCGCTGAACTGATTCTCTGTAGTGGGCGTATCACCGAGCAGCTTCAACACACCGGATTCAAACTCGCGCTCCAATCGATTCGCCAGTAATTCTTCCGCATGTTTCCGCGTGATAGTCATGCCGCGAACGACATGCGGCCCGGTATCGCCGTATCCTATTGTAAGCTTCCCAGCGGGGCACACATACGCGGTTAACTCGCAACCTTCATTTCGCTTGATCAGATCCAACCCAGCCGCATTCGTTTTCATTGTATCACGCTCTCGTGGCCGCCTGATGGGGTGAAAGCATTTTCGGCCCATTCCCTAGCCCCCGCCCCTTCCACCCCGCTGGCGGCCTCCACAGCGCCTCTATGGGCCATCCTAGCGAACGGCATACCCTCGCTCGTCGACCCGCATGCGTCCCGGAGCGCCGTTGAGGTGGTTGACGATGCGCCACTCGCCGTCGTGCATGATGCGTCGGAGCTGCGACGCCTGCCGGCCGCGCCCGTTGCGCTCAAGCTCATCGAGGGCCTCCAACTTGCGCCACGAGAACGGATGCGGCTGCGACCTGGCCCACAACACCAGCCGCTGATCCCGGTTCAGTAGGAACAACCATCCGAGGACCTCGTCGCAGCGGGTGATCTCCGCCGGGGTTGGTGGAATGCGGGGGGCTCTGGCCGGGAGCCACCCGTAAGCCAGCCAATCGTAGACCACGTCGGGCCAGGCGACACGGTAATCAGGCGGGCGGGCGTTGCGGGGCATCGGCAGCCGCCGGATCGTGTACGCCGCCTCTCGCAGCCGGTCGCGAACGGATTCCTGGTCCCATAGCCCGCACTTCTGCGAGCCTGCCTCTGCGAGGTAACCCGGAATGTTGCATTTGGCAAGCCTATTTTCCGACACCATCCCCTCTCCCCCCGCTGCTCACGAAT